GTCAAACTTACCTGCAGGTTTTAAACAAAGAGGCGTAAGGGTTAGAGATGAAGCAGCACCAATTCAACCTGGTGAATTTAAAGACGTGGATGCTCCAGGAGGCAGTCTTCGTGATGCTTTCTATCCTCTGCCTTATAAAGAACCATCACAAACTTTGTTAGCGTTGATGGGTATTGTTGTGCAAGCTGGTCAAAGGTTTGCTGCAATATCTGAACTACAGACAGGAGAAGGAACACAGAATGCTGCTGTAGGAACTACGATCGCTCTTCTTGAAAGAGGATCTAAAGTTATGTCAGCGATACACAAAAGATTGTATGGTTCTATGAAAAGAGAATTTAAATTATTATCTAAAATCATATCAACATACCTACCACCTGAATATCCATACGACGTGGTTGGTGGAGCAAGAATTATTAAACAAGCAGACTTTGATGACAGAATAGATGTTTTACCTGTGGCTGATCCTAATATTTTTTCTATGTCACAAAGAATTACATTAGCACAAACAGAATTACAGTTAGCTACATCTAACCCACAGATACATAACATGTACGCAGCATACAGAAACATGTATGAAGCTATTGGGGTTAAGAATATTGATCAAGTTTTACCACCACCAATGCCAGTTCAACCAATTGATCCGAGTCAGGAACACATTATGGCTTTGGCAGGTAAACCTTTTCAAGCTTTTGCAGGTCAAGATCACAGAGCGCACACTACAGCTCACTTAAATTTCATGGCAACAAATATGGTTAGAAATAATCCAGCGATTATGGCTGCCATACAGAAAAATATTTTAGAACACATTAGCTTAATGGCTCAAGAACAGATACAATTAGAGTTTAGAGAGCAGTTACAAATGATGATGATGTTAAGACAACAAGCTCCAGTCAATCCAGAGGCTGCAAAACAGCTACAAGAGATGAGCCAAAACATAGAAGCAAGAAAATCTGTGTTGATTGCCGAGATGACTAACGAATTTATGATGGAAGAGAAGAAAATTACGTCTCAATTTGACAGAGATCCGCTTTTAAAACTAAAAGCAAGAGAAGTTGACCTAAGAGCAATGGAAAATGAACGTAAAAAACAAGCTGATCAAGACAAAAACGACCTTGCAAGAGCAAAATTAATGCAAGCAAAAGACATTTCGGAAGAAAAAATGGATCAAAATGAAAAATTAGCTAAATTAAGAGCTGGAGTAAGCCTTGCAAAGGCTGATAAACCAGGTATAACTGCAATTGAGGTAGAAGAGTAAAAAATAAGGAGCTAAAATGCAAAAACTAGATAAAATTAAGCCAGTTACAGTGCAAGATCAGCAAGTTGAAATAGATCCTAGATCTAAAACAACAGCTGACAAAGCATTTAACTATATTGGTACAGGAAAACCTGAATTACCAGTAGGTGGACAAAAAAATATGCTGGCTGAAAAGAAAAGAAACTCGAAGGCGTACTAATGGCTTGGTTCAGTTTAGCAAAAATTGCTTTGCAGGCTGGAAGTAAGATATATGCTAATCGTCAGAAGACGAAGATGGCTATGTCTGATGCACAGCTTATGCATGCAGAGCGTATGGCTCGTGGAGAAGAGGCTTACCAGGGCAAACTTCTTGAAGCAAGGCAATCGGACTGGAAAGACGAATTTGTGTTGATAATTTTGTCGGCTCCGATTATAGTGTTGGCTTGGGCAGTCCTATCGGACGATCCGGCGGCAATGGAAAAGGTAAAACTTTTCTTTGAGTACTTCTCGACGCTTCCCCAATGGTTCACAAATTTGTGGATCCTTGTCGTGGCGAGTATTTTTGGTATAAAGGGGACACAAATATTTAGGAACGGAGGAAAAAAATAATGGGAGTAAATAAACTATATAATATTTATCAAGCTGGTAAACAAATTCTTAAAAAAAGAAAAATTGCACCAACTATTACAGAACCTAAACAACTTAAAAAAACATTAAAAAAAATAGGCGAAGACTATAAATATTCTAGCGCTAGAGAAAAAGAATCTATTAAAAGATTAAACAAAAAATTTGAATTAGAAGAGAAAAGAAAAGAAGGAATTAAAGCTAGTAAAGAACTTAAAAAAATGGTTGATACTGGTCGAGCAGAAAAAATAGGATCTAGAAATAGAATTTTTTCTAAACAAGTCCCTCCAAAAAGAAATAAAGGAGAAGGTAAAAAAGGTGAATTTGTAGTTGATGAAATACAGAAAAAAGCCAAAGGCGGTAGAATTGGTTACAAAAAAGGATCAGGTAAAACTGGTGTATCAGCCATGGACATTAAATCTACACCAACTAAAAAATTATCTGAAAAACAAAAAAAGATAGCAAAATTAGCAGGTAATCCTGAAAGAATTGATAGGCCTGATTTTAAAGTTTTACAATCAAGAAGAAAAAACAAAAAGATTATATAATGGCAAAACTTTGTCCTAGAGGAAAAGCAGCAGCAAAAAGAAAATTTAAAGTATACCCAAGTGCGTATGCTAATATGTATGCTTCCGCAGTTTGCTCTGGTAAAGTTACACCTGGTGGTAAAAAGAAGAATAGAAAAAAGGCTATGGGTGGCGGTATGATGACCGACAGACCAATGTACGGATCAGGTGGCGGCGTTAGAAAAATTGCAAAAGGATGCGGCGCTGTAATGAGAAGAAAAAAAACATTATACATCTAATGGCTAAAAAAGGTCTACGAGCATGGGTAAAGGAAAATTGGGTCGATATTGCGAACAAGCGAAAAGATGGCTCA